TTTGATAAACTTACAGATAAACAATTAGGATTTTTCTGGAGACCAGAAGAAGTAGATATTTTACGTGATGCATCTGATTTTAAAAATTTAACTGATCATGAACAACATATTTTTACATCTAATTTAAAAAGACAAATCGTACTTGATTCTGTGCAGGGACGTGCTCCAGCAGAAAGTTTTGGTTCTATTGTATCTCTACCAGAACTTGAAAATTGGATTATCACTTGGACTTTTTCAGAGACTATTCACTCACGTTCATATACTCATATTATTCGTAATATTTATGCCAATCCATCTAAGATTTTTGATGAGATGATGGATATCCAAGAGATTGTAGATTGCGCAGACTCTATCTCTCATCACTATGATGTTTTAATTGAAATGACTAAGTGGTATGAATTATTAGGAGAAGGAACACACGAGGTAAATGGTAAAACTATCACTGTTGACTTATATGAGTTAAAGAAAAAGCTTTATCTTTGTATGGCTAGTGTAAATATCCTAGAAGGTGTTCGTTTTTATGTAAGCTTTGCTTGTTCATGGGCATTTGCAGAACTTAAAAAGATGGAAGGTAATGCGAAGATCATTAAGCTAATCGCAAGAGATGAAAATGTACATCTTGGATCTACACAACAAATCCTCAAACTTCTTCCACAAGATGATTCAGACTTTATCAAAATTGCTAAAGAGTGTGAAGATGAAGTGATAAAAATGTTTGTGGAAGCAGTTAATCAAGAAAAAGAATGGGCTAACTATCTGTTCAAAGACGGATCAATGATTGGTCTAAATGCTCAACTTCTTTCTGACTATATCGAGTGGATTGCTCACAAACGTATGACAGCAATAGGTATTACAAGCCCTTATAAAGTACCTCGCGCTAACCCTCTCCCATGGACTCAGAAGTGGATCAGTGGAGCCGAAGTTCAAGTAGCACCACAAGAAACTGAGATCTCCAGTTATGTTATTGGAGGAACAAAACAAGATGTATCAAAAGATACCTTCAAAGGATTCTCATTATAATGGAAAAATACCATGTTGACTTAAACAAATACCAGGAGTTTGTTAGAGAAGTAACAAGCCAAGAAAGTAATAATACACGTCAGTTAGTACGGAAGTTAGAAGAGCTAGATAGCGAAGTAAACATAGCTCTTCTCTTAACAGGAGCTATTGGTATGGCCTCTGAAGGTGGAGAACTTAGCGAAATTGTTAAGAAATGTGTTTTTCAAGGGAAGCCGTTAAATGAGGATACCATCTTTCATATGAAACGAGAACTTGGGGATATCATGTGGTATTGGATTAATGCTTGTCGTGCACTTAATTTAGACCCAAACGATGTAGTTGCTGAGAATGTTCACAAACTAGAAGCACGTTATCCAGGTGGAAGTTTTGACGTATATTATAGCGAAAATAGAAAAGACGGCGATCTTTAATGAAAGTTGCGATCACTGGTACTACTAAAGGTATCGGCAAAGCTACAAAAGAAAAGTTACTTAATCTAGGTCACGAAGTATTGTGTATTAATAGGGACCAATGGGACTTAAACAATATTGAAGAAGTCTCAAAAATTGATTTAACAAGAGTAGATGTGCTTATTAACAATGCGGGGCATGACATAGGAATGGGTCTATCTTTTGATAAAGTACAAAAAACAGACATTATAAGTCAAATTAATGTTAATCTTTTAAGTCCAATGCTACTAACCCATTCTTTTGTAAATCAAAACGATAAAGGAACTGTTATAAATATTACTAGCGGTAGTATACATGATTTAAAAAAGAATATGACCACGTACTATACTACTAAAAGCGGATTATCAAAATTTACTCAAGCTATAACAAAAGATTTAAAAGATAATTTTAGATTTGTTGAAGTAATTCCTAGAAGGGTCAGAACTAGTTTTTTTGAAACTAGCAAAGCAAAACACTTACAAAGCACAGACTTTTTAATCGATGCTGCTGAAGTAGCAAAAGTAATAATTACTATAATAGATAATCCTTACTTATCTAATATTACGGTAAAGGATCATAGGAGATAAAATGAAAGCAGTTATATGGAGTAAACCTGATTGCCCATATTGTGTACGAGCTAAATATGAGTTTGATAAACGTGGAATTGTATATGAAGAGCGTATGATAGGTTTTGGATGGACAAAAGATCAACTCTTAGAATCTGTACCCCAAGCCCGCTCAGTTCCACAAATTTTTATTGATGAAAAGTTTATAGGAGGTTATACTGAATTGATGAAATCGGGAGAACTCGATTCATAATAAAAAGGAGAAGTAGCGCTTGGCTAACGGAAACAGCAACGGTAAACCACTTAAAAAAGTCAGAATTGACGATCTATTAACAATCCAACCTATTACAGATAATCAAAGAAAAACTTACGAAGCATACAAAGACAATAAACATCTATTATTACATGGAATTGCAGGAACAGGAAAAACCTTTCTATCACTTTATTTAGCTTTAGAAGAGGTTTTAGATCCTTCTACAGTGTATGACGATGTTTTTATAGTTAGATCTGTAGTCTCAACTAGAGATATTGGATTTTTACCTGGTGATGAACAAGAAAAAGTATCAATTTATGAAGCTCCCTATAGATCTATCTGTAGAGAGCTTTTTGGTATGAAAGACTCATATGATGCTCTTAAACAGCAAGGAAATGTAAAATTTATGAGTACATCGTTCATTAGAGGAATAACTATAAATAATGCGATTATTATCGTGGATGAATGTCAGAACTTGAACTTTCATGAACTTGATAGTATAATAACTAGAGTAGGAAGAAATAGCAAAATATTATTCTGTGGAGACTATACACAAACTGATTTAACTCGTGAAAACGATAAAAAAGGTTTGTTTAACTTTATGAAAATTCTTAAGGCGATTAAGCACTTTGAAACTGTAGAATTTCATATAGAAGATATTGTAAGAAGCGATTTTCTTAAAGACTACATAATCAATAAATATAAACTAGGTTACTAATGACTAATAAAAACAAAGCTAAAGGTTCGGCTTATGAACAAAAAATAGCTACTAGATTGAGTAATGAATTTGGAGTAGAGTTCAGAAGAGTTCCTCTTTCAGGATCAATTGATTACCTCAAAGGGGATATCTGGACACCTCATGACACAGCTTGGTGGCCTTATGCAATAGAGTGTAAACATTATAAAGATCTACAATGGAATAACCTTTTAACTTCTAAAACCACTGATATTCTTAACTTTTGGCGACAAACAGTAAGAGAAGCAGAAGTGATGAAGAAAAAGCCCCTTCTAATATTTAGATGGAACAGATCAAAAGACTTCGTTGCTTTTTCAGATGAGCTAACAGTTCCTTTCTATATTGAGGTTAAATCTTTTGGTTGTCACTTTAAGGTAACTAAGCTTGATGACTGGTTAGAGGCCATTAAAAAACAAACAGACCTTGCTACTTCCTCTTAAAATTGTTATAGTTATTCATAAATACAGGAGATAACTATGACCAAATCTTGGAACGACCTTGCAGACTTGCAAGCGCCCGACTATTCAACATATAACAATCTTATGATTGTTGACGCTAATAACCTTTCTTATCGCTGGCTACAAAGACCCAATTATGCGTCTTTTGGGGCAGACTTTATCCGCACAATTCAATCTCTCTCAAAATCCTATGAAGCTGCTCGTACTATCGTTTGTTTTGACTTTGGTAAATCTTACTATCGTATGGATATGCATGAAGAGTATAAAGGTACTCGTAAAAAACCACAAGATGAAGAAGAAATTAAAAAGTATGAAGAGTTTTTTACAGTTCTCAACGATCTACCTGATCAGCTTGATGAAGAGGTATTAAAGTTTAGAGGCGTTGAAGCAGATGATATCTTAGCTTGGATTACCCAAAATATTTCTGATCGATATGATCATACTTGGATAGTCTCTTCAGATAGAGACTTGTATCAATTAATAGATAATAATATTTCTATTTTTAACATTTTTGGACGTAAAGAAGTTACTTTACAAACTCTTAAAGAAGATTTTGAAGTAGATCCGTCAGAATATATGTTATCTAGAATAATCGAAGGAGATAAATCAGATAACATTTTAGGGATTGAGGGAATCGGGCCAAAACGTGCGCAAGGACTTGCTCGTGAGTATAAGACTTTAGATAATCTGCTTGCAGCTTTACCTATTAAAGGTCGATCTAAGTACATTCAAAATCTTAATGCAGGTAGTAACCAACTAGTTCGTAATGAGAAATTAATAAACCTTAAAAAATACTGTACAGAAGCTATTTGTGCAGGAAAACACGGAGACGAACCTATTGAGCAACTTAAAAATCTGTGAAATCAATATTGAAAAAAGCTCTTTAGCAAAAAAACTTGAATCAGACTATAAAATTGATTGGGGCTTTGAGGTTTATAATCATATGGAACCTTTTTATCATTTGAGAGCATGTTTAGAAGATGATATTGTTTTAAATCCTGGTGATATTGTGCCAATACCAACAGGTATATATCCTCAAATTTTAAATCCTACATATATTATTGAGGTAACGTCTTTAAGTGGTATGATATATAATTATAAAGTTGTAATGCCCGAAGGAGTAACATATTTTCCTTATACTTTTAGAGATGAAATTTGGATTTTTTTAGAAAATAAAAATATCGAAGCTGTGATTATACAGCCTGCTCAAAAAATAGCACAATTTACCGTAAAACAATTACCAAGAATGGTATTAAATTACGTTGAGTCGATAGAAGAATCTCCTTGGAAAATGAATTCTGGAAAATCTTTTATAAGACAGATCAAAGACAAAGTTAGAAATAGAATCAAAGTAAAAAGCTCAAAAAACTATGAGCGAAATGAGATTAAAAATATTATTGGAGATAATAATGAAAGTTAGATTAATTTCTTATTCACAACCAGTTGATATGATTGGTGTTGATAATGCTGAAGATCTAGTTGCTTATTGTGCTAGAGTTTCTAATCCAGATAATCAAATCAATAAGGAAACTTCTGATAAGTTATTAAAGTACTTAATTAGAGAAAATCATTGGTCACCCTTTGAAATGGTATCTGTATGTATGGAAATTGAAACAACTCGCGATATTGCACGACAGATTCTTAGACATCGTTCTTTTTCTTTTCAAGAATTCTCCCAAAGATATGCAAACCCAGATGATGCTTTAGGTTGGACAAACAGAGAAGCCAGACTCCAAGACACTAAGAATAGACAAAATTCAATCGAAGTCGAAGACAACTCATTACAACAAAAATGGCTAAGCCAGCAAGACTTAGTTAAACTACAAGCAGTAAAAGCATATAATTGGGCTTTAGATATAGGCATTGCTAAAGAGCAAGCACGAGCTGTTCTTCCTGAAGGTTTAATGAAATCAAGAATTTATATGAACGGTACTCTTAGATCTTGGATTCATTATGTAGATTTAAGAAAGTCTAATGGAACTCAAAAAGAACATATGGAAGTTGCAAAAGCGTGTGGCGAAGAAATAATAAAGATATTTCCTTTTGCAGAAAATTGGTTTTATCCAAGCGGTAGATGATTGCTTTTCTAACTCAATATTTATATGGGCTTGGTCACAGTAATAGGATAAAACTTATTGCTGAAGAAGTTGCTAAAACTAATGATGTTATCATCATTAATCAGCTTTTTAAGCCCCCTTTAAACTTTACGGTTCCGCAAATATCTTTTTTAGAAGACTCTCAACCACCTGAAGGCAGATCCTTATCAGGATATGTTATGAATGAGTCTTTAACAAATTATAGAGTTAAAAGATTTATTGAAACCATAGAAAAAAACAAAGTTAAAGTACTAGTAAGTGAGGGGTTTCCTTTCTGTAGGCATCAATATGCTAATGAATTATTTAAGTGTTTTGAAGCATGTAAAGAAAGAGGAATAAAAATTATTGTCTCAATAAGAGATTTTCCGTGGGATGACCCTCATGATGATCAGCTTAAAGATTGGGTAAATCTTACGCAGAATTTAATATGTAAATACTATGTAGATAAAATACTGGTTCACGGTGATCCAAATATTTTACCTCTACACAGTGATCGAACGAAACACACAAACTCAAACTATATAATTAATGATATTAGACATTTAATATCCTACACAGGATATGTTTGTGATAACTCTTTAAAACAACATGAAAGAAAAAATAACATTATCTATGTTAGCACTGGACTAAACAAAGCTGAAGGTATGTTATTGTTTAAAGAAATAACAAAGATAGCGCACAATTTCATGGATTATAAGTTTGTCATGCCTATTGCGAATAGATACTTGAAAACAGGTTCTACAGTAAGAGACAATATGATATTTGTTGAGTATATTCCTGAATTAAGTAAAAAAATACAATCTTGTGCTGCTTTAATTACTTATGGCGGTTATAACACCACTATGGAGGTACTAAAAACATCTACACCCGCTATATTTGTCCCTCGTCAAGACGGACACAAATTAGAACAATTTGTTAGATGTTATACGTTTGAACCCTACGGGTTTTTTAAAGTTTTAAATAATAAAGAATTTCATAAATTAACTAATACTTTAAAATATGTTTTAAATAATAAGCCTAAAAAATTTAATTTTGATCTGAATGGAACTAAAAATACAGCTGATGAAATCGTCTCAATATACAAAAGACATAATTAAGAAACAAATCAAAAACTGGAAAAACACCATCGCAAACGGTGAATTTCAAATAGTGCTCAATGCTCAATTAAGTGGCTGTTTAGATAGACTATACAAAGTTGAATTTAAAAACTCTTGGATATATAAAACAGTATTAGACAAAAAGATAAAAAAGAAGTTAGATAGTTGTAAAAATATTGTATTAGTTGGGTGTGGGCTTTATCCCTATTCTTTATTTGATATGCATAAAAGATATCCTGATATAAAATATCACGGAATTGAAATTTCTAAAAAAAGAGCAAATCTAGCCGAAATTATTACTTATGAAACACCTGCCAGAGATGACTTAAAAATTTATTGTTGTGCTGGTGAAGATTTTGATTATTCATTTCTAAGTGATGAAGATATGGTATTTATTTCTGTAGATATTAACGAGTCTAAGATTTACGAACAGATTATAAAAACAAGTGGGGCGCAGATATACTCTTGCGCCCCATATAAAAGTTCGTATGTAAACGGAATCTTTACTTAGATTTTGGTCCGTATATTTCTTTAAGTGAAATCTTTTCGTGCTTTTTCAATGCTTTCTTTTTCTTCTTTTTGATCTTAGGCATTGAGCGTTGAAAAACCTCTGGTACGATCATTAACCTTTTACCGTTTTAACCGTTTGTAACAAAGGATTTTTCACTTCTTTGATAGTAAGGTTGTGGCCAGAACGATAGAATTCTTGAGTTGCCTGCTTTACAGCTGGATCATACTCTTCACGGAGACCGTAACGGTTATCACCGATGTTTACGGTCTTACCTTCTCTCGCTTCGGCTCCTGAAAGTGTTTTAGCCATTTTGACTCCTTACTGCATGTCTTTGATGACTTTGCCACCCATGCCTTTAGTTACATCTTCAGATGCTACAGAAACACCTTTTGAAATAGCACCACGAGCACCAGGGGTATTATCACCAGTACGGAAGTTACCCATAGGCTTAGGGGCTTTCATATCTGCTGCCCAAGCACCACCATCTGTTCCGTTGGCAGTCTTTTTGGCACCTTCAGCGGCTCCCCAAGGAGCTGTTGCAGAAGAGATACCTTCCATTGGTTGTTTAGCTGATTTTGAAATCATTGCCATGATTAGTCTCCTTTATCTAAATTAGGAAATCAGTGCGAGCACTGTTTCTGTCATGTTACCGCTGTTTGCACCACCTGATGTAGAGGCACGTACAGTAACTGTGTGAGCTGGATCACCGTTTAAGGTGCTATCACCAACTGTGTAGTATGCGTTTGCTGTTGTATTCAATGCAGAGAAGTTGATCTCTGAGTTAGCATTTGATACGATTGCACGATCAACGCCAGAAGCATCACACCACCACATTTCAACGCCGTTAGTACCAGCAGCTGCATGTGAGGTTAAGTTAGCAAGCTGATTAACGCCAATGTCTGAGTTTGTGAACACACAATTTTCAAACTTTAAAGTTACAGCTGTATTACCAAGCTTTGAAACACAAGAAGTTCCACCAGCAGCTGTTGCTGAAGAACCTTGGAATGTAATGTTTTTGAATACGATTGAACCTGTTGATCCGTCTGCGAAAGACATGTCACCGCTGATGATGATCTCATCTGCATCACCCATACCAACATAAGCGTAGTCTGAAGCTACAACACCGGTTGGTGCTGTGTATGTACCTGGGTACATGTGTACTTCGTTGCCGCCCTGAGTTAAAGCTGCGGTTGGAATGTCAGAAATGTCTGCGCCGAACCCGTCGGTTCCTCTTTTATCTACTATAGCCATAGTTTTTTCTCCTTGAGGGGTTANTTATGATTTATTATCACAAACTCCCGTTTTTATGTCAATTTTTATTTATTACGTTTTGGAAGAGGCTTTCCAGCCGCACGGAGAGCAATAGCTACCGCTTGACGACGTTGCGCTTCCTCACGTGATATACCCATACGTTTGGCTAAAGTCCGGACACCCTTAGCACGAGCTTTTGAAGGTTTTTTCATTAGCTCCTTAATATTCTTTGAAATAGTTTTTTGAGACTTACCACGTTTAAGAGGCATTAACAGTTCTCCATCTGAACCATCTTGGCTGATGGTGGAAGCATGTCATCATCTTCCTCTTCGTCTTCTTCAATCTCTTCTTCTGCTAATTCTTTGATTTTTGCCATGTGAACATCTTCAATATAGGAATGTTCTTCTTCGAGACCCATTTCTTCAGCAATGCTCATGATCATATCGGCATAGTGTTGAGCTTTTTCAATCATGTCTTCATCTGCATTATCCATTGCAATTGCTTGCTTTTCTAACTTGAATAATAGATCATGAAGCATCATAGATTCTACAACTAGATGAACCATATCAGTTTTTGACTCAATATCTGAGTAAAGTTCTTGAGCAGATGGACAGATATCAAAATGACGAGTAATATACTCACCTCTACTAATTTGACCTTTAGGAACAGTATTAATATTAATCTCCATCTGTTCACGAGGCTCCTCCATTGGTGTATCAGAATATACTAAATAGTCTCTTGCACCGTTCATATACGCTGAACACTTAGCCAATTTGTTAGTCCACCAAGTTGGAAGCTCTGCTTCGGTAGCTGGCAAGGCATCTAAAATGTCGTTAGCATCTTCAATAATCATCTTACACATTCTACGTGAAGAAGCTACATCTGTATGTCCATCTTTTTTCATGTTATTTCCTTTTAAAACCAATTGGCTTGGAATACTTAATAGGATACCCAAGCGCACGTTCTCTATTAATAAATTTTTCAAGAGTAGAATAACCTAATTTTCCTGAAGTTGCAAGTTTTGTTATCTTTTTATTACGGCGGATGCCTTGATTAGGGAATCTTAAAAATTTAAACTTTCCAATTTTCCGAACTGTTTCCATTAATTTCCCCATTGATTGCTAGCATCTACTTTAAATGTTTCACCAGTTTTTAGATTTTCTTCAGTCTTTTCAATCGATGATACAATTTTACCGCACTGTGACTTGCATAATTTAAAAGATCTATCGTATCCCTGTAAAAATTGCTGAAGTTTATTCCAATAATTATACGAAATAATTTTTTGGATGGGAACCTCAAAACCATTAAATAATTGTTCAAACTNTGGAGGATAATAAAAACGATCATTTTGTTGATCAAAATAATGCCCACCTGTCCAACAACATCTAAATACTAAACCGTTGGGAGAGATATACCATTTACCCCAATCCCCCCAAACACAGTGTATTTTTCGCTCAGCATCTTGATATTCACGAGTTTTTTTAGAGTGCACAAACTGTCCCGTTTTGGGAGCAAACACATCACGAGAGGTTTTAACAGTAGAAAAAGTAGTAAATCCAGACTTTTTAGCTATTTCTCTAGCTTGTTCTACTTGATGTTTGTTGTGCTCAAAGACAATATATTTCCAATGCACTTGAGCACGTTTAGTGTTGATAACCGCTTGAGCATGTGAAAGAACTTTATCAAACTCCGTATTGATTCTGTAAATATGATGTGTGTCAGACAATCCATCTAAATCAAAATTGATGATATCATCCTTAGTTAAAATATTACCTACATCAGTCCAATAGTCATCATTATGAATTCCACCATTAGTATGTATTAAAAGTCTAGTTCCCTGAGACTTTACATAAGAGATGATCTCACGAAATTGTTTGTTCATGATAGAGTCACCAAAATTACCGTTTAACACTAACCACTGTAAATTAGTTAATAATTCTGGATTGAATAGTTGTTTAAATCGATCTAAAGAGATAGTATATTGAGGATCATTTAAGTTTACTCGAAGAGGTTTCCAACGATGACAAGCAGGACATTTAGCATTACATCTAAATGTTAGTTCAGTGGTTAGTTGTTTTATTTTATCCATTAGGTCATCGAGAAGATTTGAATAATAGAACCAGAGGGAATAGTAGCGTCAGTAAATTGAACTGTATCATTGGCAGCGTTAACTACAAATTCAGTATTTGGCTGTGATATACCATCAATCATAACAAGAGTAACGTTTGCTTCAGCTGAAACGTTTTTGCCTACAAAAAAGACATTTGAAGTACCGCTCGCTACATTAACATTAGTAAACGGTGCAAGGAAGGTTCCACCACCTGTAATAGCATCAACATTATCTTGAATTAGATTCATGTTAGATGATAAGTCAGTATGTGCCGTAGTAAGATTTGCTTGAACTGCATTAACGTTTGCGTTAAGTCGGGTGTAGGTTACATAATCATTAGCATATGCTGCGAAGTAAGTAGCACTATCGTTAGCTTGAAGACCTACTGTTCCTTCAAATACACGAGTACCAATTACAGCGTTTGATACAACAGCATCTAATATAATATTAGCATTTCCTTGAACACTAATATCATCACTTACAAAGACTTCACCATGGTCACGAATAGAGAAAATAGCATCTTCACGAGTAGAAGCGCTTAAATCTGCTACGTCATTAAACACTCCTATATACGCATTAGGATTATCGCCGTTATTATTTTTATCAATTAGAAAAAAGATTGAGTTGACAGACTCAACAGAGACAGAATTAATAACTTCAGCTTCTTCATCAACATCTAAATCAATAGCATTTCGGTCGCCATCAGCGTTTGGATTGCCTGTAAGTCTACCATCATTTAAAACTAAATTTGCTTGTGCGTCTAAATTAGCTACTTCTGTACCACCAATAATAAACTTTATTTGCGTATTTGAGGTATCGATAATAATGCCAGTGGATTCGTCGTCAACATGACCAAAATGAACTACATTAAAATCTATAGATTGGTGTGCATGAAAAGCATTAGCGTGTACATCAATGTACTCTTGAATTGCAATAACAGCATTGTCGTGAGGAGATTGTGTTTTTACAAAAACGATTGCATCTTCACCGGTATGATCACCAATAAATACATTACCTTCAGAACCACGATTAATGATAATACCAGAGTCTGTCGCAGGAACACCTGTTAGGTTTGCAGAAACTACAATAAAGTTATCATCAATTGTAGCTGTGCCTACACCCAAATCAACCTGAGCACCAACAACAATTAAGTTACCTTGAACTACAACATTTTGTTGAAATATCTTATTAGTGGTGAATTCCTGATCACCAGAATGAATAGCGGTAATATTATCTTGCAAAACATCTAAGTTTGCGTTAAGTAAAGTATAAGTAGCATAATCATTAGCAAGAGCTGAAAAGTAAGTAGCAGAGACATTAGCTTTTGTATCTAAGTTAGTATTAGCGTATGTTCCAAAAGCAGTAGCATTTGCAATTACTGCTGCAACGTTTGTTGAAGACGTGTTTAAATTAGAATTAAGTCGAGACTCAGCCGCAACTACATTAGCCTCAGCTAAAACAAGATTTGATTGAACAATATTGATTGAACTTGTATTTAAGGTAACATTACTTTGAACTATATCTAAATTAGCATTAATACGTATCTCAGCTGCAGCAACGTTAGCATTAGCATCCATAAGATCAAGAGTAATTGTACCCGTCTGAAAGTGACGAGCTTGAACAGACGCGTTCTGCAACTTTACTGCAGAAATCGAATTCGAACTTATGGATCCGGTTGTAATACGGGTTAATGCCATTTATACATCCTTATTTAGAGTCTTCTTCCTCTAGCTCTGCGAAGAACTCGGCTAAAAAGTCTTTTTGGTCTAAAGGTTTTTCATTCTCAAACTCTGAATCATCATCAAAAAATTCTTTAATAAAGTCTTCTACCTGTTGATCCACTGATGGAGGTGCAATCAAATCATCGTAGTCTTCATTGACACAAGCACACTTAACAAACGTTTTAATCCAATCAACATCTTCCTCAGAATTGGTTTCAATATCACCTAAAAACCATTTTACCTCAGAAGCTCTAACATCACCATTGAATTCTTCATAATAAACATCAGTTATATCACCTTCAACCATCTCAATAATTTTTGACTCTTTTTCTCCAATAATATCGAGAGGAAATGAACGAACCAAGAGAGGTGCTGCTTTGCCTTTTGATAGATCACGATACTCACAATATACTGTTTTAGCATCATCTTCATCAATGTGAAATTTAAAATATTCCATGTTTTTTCCTTTATGTTTTAATAATATAGTTTACTACAGAGGTTGGAACTGTAACTGAATGAGTATGGCCTGCAGCAGTAACATTTGTTAAGTAACTAATTTGCGAAACGTCTTTTGTACCTGATGTTAGTACATCATCTACAGAATCTGAACTAAGATTTAAAGATGCGGAACTTGAAGCAGTTGTTGCAACAGAAGAAGCACTCATTGATCCTGTTTGTGTACCTAAAGTACTGTTATTAGTTCCTTTTCCTAAAGGCAGCCTATCTCGTAAGTCTGGAACATTAAAGGTTGTAGAGCCATCACCAACACCATAAGCTGTTCCAGCAACAGCAAATAAAGCTGCATAAGTGGTTCTTGAAATAGCTGCGCCATTACATAATACCCAACCAGAAGGAGCTGATGAGCCACTCCAAGCAATAATAGAACCAGCAGGTACAATCGGAACAGGTGCTGTCGTACCGCCTTGAATAGCTGATTGAAGTGCAAGGTTTGACGCCATAGGGGCATAAGCATTAGTTTGATCATAAAGATTCAAACCAGCTGTATGTCCTGTAGCACTATCAATCCATACAAGAGCGACGTTTGCAGAGTTACGAGTACCAAACCCTAAAGATGTGTCATTTCCAGCAGCTGAAGATAGTTTAAGAGTAGCGGCTGCTCCAGAGGCCCCGTCTCCTGATCCTGTAGTAAAATCAACCTTTGAAAGTATTACATTACCATTCTTAATTCGATCAGCTGTAATGGAAGTAAGTTGTAACATGGTATTAGTGACTGAACCG